AACATGCTGGAAGCCGCATAAGCTAATGCGCCTGGACTTGCACGGCGTCAAACACCAGGATGTGGATAGGATGGTTGAAAATTTTATCTACCTGAATCAAAGCGACGTGCCACTTACTATCATATGTGGCAACAGCCAAACAATGATACAATTGGTTATGACAGTGACAAATAGGATAGGATGCGACACAATGGAACTTCACTACGGCACGATTGTAGTTAACAACGTCTAAAGAAGCATTCCATATGAAAAACACTGCTATACGTGGCAAGTTTGTTCCTGCAAACAAAAACAAATACAGCGGCAATGTTAATCGCATAACTTACCGTTCCTTATGGGAACGTAGATTTATGTTATATTGCGATAGATCAAATCAAGTAGCACAGTGGAGTAGTGAGGAATTGCATGTTCCTTATATTTCTCCCAAGGACAATCGGTATCATAACTATTATCCTGACTTTGTATTAATCATGAATGACAGCAGGCGCATAATGGTAGAAATAAAACCCGAGCATCAATGGCAGTGGGATATTAATAAATCAAAGTGGGAATCAGCTAGGCAGTATTGCGACGAAAACAATATGGAGTTTATTGTGTTAGGCAAAAAAGATTTGTATGGTCGTTAATAAAAGAAAACTGTTTCGCTTTATAGTTGATACTTTCGACGCTATAAACGTTTGGATTGAAGACAAGTTCAACCTAAACCCAAAGCGTAAAATCTTAGAAGCACAACAAGATTTAGTGACGCTAGAAGAATTAGAAAGAACCATCGGACGAAGTCTGGGGAATCAATGAAAAAAGAATGGATACAATGGAAGATGGAGTTAGAAGAAGCTGAACAAATGAAGTTTATCGCTGGCATAAGAAAACTCCAAGAAGAAATGATCGAGCTGTTGGTTTCAAGTGAAGAACACAACGGCTTTCCTGAAGCAACCAAAGTGATTGAACATATTCAGCAACTGGGAAAATAGTATGAAAAAAGATACAGCGTTCCGTATATGGCTAATGAAAATTTGGACAGAAAATCGAGACGAGCACCTAGAGTTCAAAGAACCAGTTGTTGCACTAGAAGAATATTTTGACCGATACAAATACTGGCTCAAACGAGAATTCCGATATCAACAGCGCATTAGTAAATAGTATGAACACATTAGATTTCAGCACAGACAAATTCAAAGGGATCAAGTTGGCAGCAGATTGGATTCGTGATCTTGAATCAAGCGACAGCAGGCTTCACAAAGAGTCTGTGGTTGAAAAAGCCTACATGGCCGCCCAACTTGGCAGTGCCAGCGCCCAGTGTTTTTTGTTCAACTGTTATCAAGCATACAATCCTTACTATGTTTTTGGTGTCAAGCAAGTGCCAGAAACAGACGGACTTGAGTTTCGAGCTAACCCTTGGCCCAAGTTTTGGGCACTGTGCGAAGCACTTCGTACTCGTAGTATATCAGGACATGCCGCACGGGACCGCATACTTGAAGTTGCCAACGAGTTTGACAGTGAAGAATGGAACAACCTTTGCCGTCGTGTGTTGATCAAAGACTTGCGATGTGGCATCAGTGAAAAAACCTTGAACAAAGTACTGGGCAAAACAGAATGGAAAATCCCTGTGTTTGCTTGTCAGCTTGCTACCGACAGCGAAAAGCATGTGGGCAAACTCAAGGGCCCTATGCGTATCGAAAAGAAACTGGATGGTGTTCGAGTACTGGCCATAGTGTCACCTGGCGGAGCAGTACTGTACAGTCGCAATGGCAAAGAGTTCAACAACTTTCCTGAAATAGCAGATGCAATATACAAAGCTCGCAGTCTCTTTATGTTTCATTCAAATAAATCTTTTGTGTTGGATGGCGAGATCATGGGCGAAAGTTTTCAAGCACTGATGAAGCAAGCACAACGCAAAAGCGATGTCAAAACAAAAGACATGGTGTATAATATTTTTGATATTGTACCATTGGATGACTTTGAGCGTGGCCACTGGAATAAACCGTTAAATAAACGCATTGAGCTGTTGGCATTGGCCAGCGAAAAACTAAGAGGAATTCCAAATTTAAAAATTACTTCAGGCATTGAAGTTGATCTAGACACAGCCGAAGGGCACGATACAATGCGCCGATATGCCAATGATGCTGTGGCTGAAGGGTTCGAAGGCATTATGATCAAAGCAATGCCTGCACCTTATGAATGCAAGCGTAGCAGTTTTTGGATGAAATGGAAACCAGTTATTACAGTAGATTTAACTATTGTGGGTTTTGAAGAAGGAACTGGTCGCAATGCAGGGCGGTTGGGTGCTATAATATGTGAAGGAGAAGACGATGGACGTAAAATACGTGTTAATGTTGGCAGCGGTTTGTCTGATAGCAATCGCGATGAGTATTGGGTCAACCGGGATAGTTTACATGGCAACTTGGTTGAAGTTGAAGCTGACGCAGTTACGCAAAACCAAGACGGATCATACAGTTTGAGATTTCCGAGATTTGTACGCTTTAGAAGTTTTGAAGCGGGAGAAAAGATATAATTAAGGATCCATGTGATAAAGAGCGTAAGGACTGATCATTATTTGAATTTTATCAAGGACGACCCTGTGCGTCCTCATTTGCCTACGTTTTGGCGAGTAGAACCCAATCGAGAAGTGTATGTTCTTGAAGACGCCGACATCAATGATGTAGGTGCAATGATATGTGTGGCATACTGTAATCAAGTGCCTGCAGACGAAGGCGAGTTAGAAAAGTACTCTACACCTGTACACAAAGATGATCCCATTGGCCATATTGCAGTGTTTTATACGGTATGGAGTTATCGAGCTGGCGCTGGCCGAAAACTTGTGCTGGGCGTAGCAGATTTGATCAGGCGCACCATGCCCCACGTTACCCGATTTGTGACATTAAGTCCAATGACCGAAATGGCCAGACGTTTCCATACCAAAAATGGTGCCACTGTATTGCAAGTCAATTCTACATCGGTCAACTATGAATACCGGTTCGAAGATTAACTGCTAACTTTGGCACAGCTACAACCGATAAATATAACATTATGTTTCTAAGTTCACTTACACTATTTGTAGCACTGAGCCTGTCGGTTATTGCAGCCTATTACTCAATTGCAGGACTTGCTGCCATATTTGCTGCCGCGGCGATACCTATTATCATTATGGGTTCGGTACTAGAAGCCGCAAAGATTGTGGCAACAGTATGGCTACATGAATACTGGAACCAATGCCGTGCATTGATGAAGTTGTACTTGGTACCAGCAGTTGTAATGCTGATGTTGATTACATCAATGGGCATTTTTGGATTCTTATCAAAAGCACACATCGAACAAACCAGCGCAGGTGAAGAAAGTGTTGCACAAGTAGAACGTTTGACCACCGAAATTGTCCGTCAACAAGATGTAGTCGACCGTGCAGAAGAAAAGATTCGCCAATTACAAACCAGTGGTACAGGCAGCGATGCCAATGTGCAAGCTCAAATTGACAAAGAACAACAACGCATCGACAATGCTTATGCTCGCATACAACCTGCTATTGATGAGCAGAATAAAATTATTGGCTCGCAGGCAAAACTATACCAAGATGAACTTGACAGAATTGACACTGGTTTAAAAACACTACAAGGTTATATTGACAGCGGCGACACTAAAAAAGCACAGCAAATGATTGGTGCCAGTGCAGACGGTGTATTTGGTAAAAAGACTGCTGAAAAAATTGGCGATTGGAAAACTGCCAAACAAGAAGAGCGCAAAGCATTACTAACAAAAATAGAACAAGCAACAAACAATCCGCAAGCCCGCGCCGCTGGCGCAGAAATCAAACGTCTGCGTCTAAGTGCTGAACGCGAAGTAGCAGAGTCAAACAAATTGATCAATCGTTTGCGCACACAAGTTGGCAAAGCTGACAAAACTGCTGACATCGACGCACAAGTCGATGAACAGAATCTTCGTATCAAAACTGCCAACACAGAGATTGACACACTCACAGAAGAAAAATACAAACTAGAAGGTGAATACAGAAAACTAGAAGCTGAAGTAGGCCCGATCAAGTACATTGCCGAATTCATCTATGGCGAAAGTGCAGACAAGAACATGCTTGAAAAAGCAGTTACATGGGTGATCATACTTATAATATTTGTGTTTGATCCATTGGCTATTATGATGTTGCTGGCTGCTACAGAAAGTTTAAAATGGACACGTAAAAAGAAAACATCATTGCCAAGTCCAGCAGCCCCTAGAATTGATCCGGCACTTGAAGAAGACCTTGACGATGAAATGGCTAGCGATGTAACTGAGTTAGAAAACGACGATCCTATCGCATGTTACAAGTGCGGAACTGCATTATTAAATGCTCCTGGCATCGGACCGTTTTGCCCCAACAAGGAATGCGATGTAGCAGACGGTCCTTTTATAAACAAAAGCGAAGCGCCGCATCACCCAGACACACATCCTTACCTGAAGGCAGGATTCGGCGGCGGTCTCGGCGATCTGAAGCCAATGGTTGCACCAGTACCTGCACCTGAATACGAACAAGACGATGGCCCGTTGACTGAAGAACAGATTGAACAAATCAAACGCACAGTCGACGAGCTCGAAGAAGTAAAAAAAACGGCTGAAATTATAGAAGAGGAACAACATGTTGAAGAAATTGCTAACATTGGGATTACCGAACCTGAAGAAGTCGTACCAGAAGTACAGGAAACTATCCCCGTTGTCGAAGATGTCATGGTTGAAGATGATGATGACATGCACGGCATGGATGCTAACGAAAAAGAAGCTGCCAGACGGTGGAAAACGGCGTACCCAGACCGCACATTAAAGTTCTACCGTCGTTTAGTAGAAACTGGCAAAGCAACAGAGTTGCCATGGATGGCTCCGCAATATTATTATAAGTTGTCCCCGGATTCTGAATTGGGCAACGAAACACAGTCGGGATTTGGCATTGCGTTTCCGTCAACCCCCAACAAAGGCGATAGCTTTTTGCGAGTAGACCGTTTGCCAAGTGTGCTATACAAGTTTAACGGAACAAATTGGATTGAAGTAGACAAAGCATTGAATGATCGCTACGCACACGACGAAGCATACATAGATCATCTTATTGTTAAAATAGACTCAGGCGAATACGATCCAGAATTATTGAGTGATGCAGAACGAGATCAAATAGAACAACGCCTAACTGGAAACTAAAATGATCAGTAAAACAACTCCTACAAATTGTAATTTTTGCGATAAACACAAAGATCAAGTGACCAAACTGATTGTAGGACACAATGTAGGCATATGCAATGAGTGTGTTGAATTTTGTCACGATTTGCTCGCAAAAGAATCTACGTCTAATAAAGTTTCGGGCAAAGCATTATTGGATCCGCGACAAATACACAAACATCTCGACCAATATGTTATAGGGCAAAATACTGCAAAAATGGTATTGAGTGTTGCCATTGCAAATCATTATAAACGCATTGCTAACCAAGACTTGGATCACGAAATACAAAAAGCAAACATCCTGATAACAGGACCAACTGGCACAGGCAAAACATTGATGGCTCGCACAGTGGCCAAGTACTTGGATGTTCCTTTTGTTATTGCTGACGCCACTACATTGACCGAGTCTGGATATGTAGGCGATGATGTAGAAAGTGTAATCCAGCGTTTGTATCACGCAAGTGGAAACGATGTAGAACGCACTCAGCGCGGCATTATTTTCTTAGACGAAGTAGATAAAATAAGTCGTAAAAGTGAAAGTGCTACTGTAGCCCGGGATGTGTCCGGCGAAGGCGTACAGCAAGCATTGCTTAAACTGATAGAAGGCACCAAATGCAAAATAGCTTATCAGAATGGACGCAAAGCCGCCAACGGCGAAACTTTTGAAATTGATACCAGTAACATATTGTTTATAGTAGGTGGTGCATTTGTTGGACTAGATAAAATTATCAAGAGTCGTACACAGGGCACCACCATTGGTTTTGGACGTGCGTCGGAAGTGCCAAAAGATGCAGTTTCTGAAAAAATTACACCAGAGGACCTGGTACGCTACGGCATGATACCGGAGTTTGTGGGTAGATTTCCCAGCATTGTACAATTGGAAGAATTGACCAAATCACAACTTATCACTATTCTCACTGAGGCCAAGAACAATCTAGTAGGGCAGTATAGATGGTTGTTTGACCAAGATGGAGTGGGACTGGACTTTGACACAGGCAGTTTAGATTTGATTGCAGAACGAACTATTACCAAAAAAACTGGTGCTAGAGGATTGCATACAGAACTTGAGCGTGTGTTATTGCCGCACATGTACAATTTGCAAGACTACAGAGCTCGCAATATCTTAAAAATTGCCATTGACAAAACACAAGTGATCAATCCACTCAAATTAGAACAACAGAATTCATAACAAAATACAAAATATTTGTTATAATTGTTGTTCAGTGATAAATATTTTCTGTAGTGCTTTCGGGGCTACAACAACATTAAAACTTGCTTAACAAAGGAGACCAAATGATCAAAAATCTATCCCCGCCTGATCACGGCAACAATACCTAATCTTTTACCAATTAATTTGACACAACGTTCAGTATGTGTTATAATTCTAATGACCCATTTTTTACAAGGAAAATTATGAAACTTATCCCTATCCGTGACCGTATTGTAGTACGTTTGCTTGAAGCAGAAACTACAACCGCAGGCGGCCTTATTATCCCTGATAATGCCGCAGAAAAACCCAGCCAAGCCGATGTACTTGCTGTAGGCGAAGGCAAAATCAACGACGACGGTACATTGGTGCCAATGGTGATTCGACCAGGCGATCGTGTGCTGTTCAGCAAAACTGCTGTGCAAGAAATCAAAGTTGATGACGAAAAATTTCACATCATGCGCGAAGGTGATGTAATGGCAATTTTAAAACAAGGAGAATAATCAATGTCAGCAAAAGAAGTAATTTTTGGCGCAGAAGGCCGAAACAAATTGGTCGAGGGTGTTAACACTCTTGCAAACGCAGTAAAAGTAACACTGGGACCTAAGGGTCGCAACGTTGTTATTGAGCGCTCATTCGGCGGCCCTCACGTGACCAAAGATGGTGTCACAGTGGCCAAAGAAATTGAACTAGAAGACCGGATGGCCAATATGGGCGCACAGATGGTCAAGGAAGTGGCCAGCCGTACTGCCGACAAAGCAGGCGATGGTACCACAACTGCCACAGTATTGGCTCAATCAATTGTGAAAGAAGGCATGAAGTATGTGGCTGCCGGCATGAACCCAATGGACCTGAAGCGAGGTATTGATCTTGCTGTTACGGCTGCTGTTGAGGAACTTGTGCGCATTTCCAAGCCATGTGCTACAACTAAAGAAATTGCACAAGTTGGATCTATCAGTGCCAACTCTGACCAAAGCATTGGCGACCTTATTGCAGAAGCAATGAGCAAAGTTGGCAACGAAGGTGTTATCACTGTTGAAGATGGCAAAGGTTTGCAAAACGAGTTGGCAGTTGTTGAAGGCATGCAATTCGACCGTGGTTATCTGAGTCCGTACTTTATCAACAATCAAGAAAAACAAATTTGTGAACTTGAAAATCCCTACATCTTGTTGGTTGATAAGAAAATTGGTAACATTCGCGATTTGCTGCCAGTGCTGGAAGGCGTTGCAAAAGCCAGTCGTCCATTGTTGATTATCTCCGAAGATGTTGAAGGCGAAGCATTGGCCACACTGGTTGTCAACACTATGCGTGGCATTTTAAAAGCATGTGCTGTTAAGGCACCTGGCTTCGGTGACCGTCGTAAAGATATGCTCAATGACATTGCTGTTCTAACAGGTGGTACTGTGGTTGCTGAAGAACTGGGGTTAACACTTGAGAAAACAACTGTTGAGCATCTTGGTAGTGCAGGCCGCGTTGAAGTCAGCAAAGAAAACGCTATTATTATCGATGGTGCCGGAGAAAAAGATGCCATTGCCAATCGTGTTGCTCAAATCCGTGTGCAGATTGACGAAGCAACCAGCGACTATGATCGTGAAAAAATGCAAGAACGGTTGGCCAAACTAACAGGTGGTGTTGCTGTTA